TCCCAGAAGGCTATGAAATCATTGACAAACGAGTCTTCGTACCAGTTCCCTTTCCTACACCAAAGTACCCCCTTCGCGAAGAACAGCGAGTCGTATACGATGAAGTTAGCGATACTGTTTTTATCAATGCCCTTGTTGGGTGGGGTAAAACTTTCACGGCACTCCACCTTGCTCATAAACTCGGTCAAAAAACTTTAGTAATTACGCATACCACTGCCTTACGAGATCAGTGGATTGAAGAAATAGAGTTGCTATTTGGTACAAAATGTGGTATAATTGGCAGTGGAGAATTTGATCATGAAGACCACTTTATTACAGTAGCCAATGTGCAGACTCTTGTTAAGTATACCAGTGAACTTACCAAGGAATTTGGTACGGTAATCTTAGATGAAGCACACCATTGTCCGGCAACTACCTTTGCTGCACTTATTGATAGTTTCAGTGCTAGATACCGTATTGCCCTTTCAGGTACAATGATTCGTAAAGATCAGAAACACATAGTATTCAGAGATTATTTTGGGGATCATGTAGTTAAACCTCCTCAGTCTAACACAATGACCCCTCAAGTTAAGCTAGTAAAACCTGGTATTATATTAAAGCCAGGGGCTACTTGGGTAGAGAAAATTAATGAGCTAACGCAAGACGATGATTATAGACGTTTTGTGGCAGCTTTAGCATTAACTCAGATAAGCAGAGGACACTCTGTATTAATTGTAGCAGATCGTGTAGAATTCTTAGAAAAGGTATCAGAGTATGTCGGAGACGAAAGTGTGTTGGTTACTGGAGAAACAAGTTTCGACGCTAGAAAGGCCGCTAAAGAGCAGCTACTTAGCGGAGAGAAAAAATGCGTATGTGGCTCCCGCCAAATCTTCGCAGAAGGCATTTCTGTTAACATCCTTTCCTGTGTCATTTTAGCAGTACCAATGTCAAATGACTCATTACTAGAGCAGATTGTTGGTCGTATAATGCGACTACATGAAGATAAACTTAATCCTTTAGTAATAGATATACAGTTTTCTGGTTTTGCCGATAAGAAACAAAATAATGATCGGCTTGGGCTTTATATGCGTAAAGGCTGGGAAATAATATCGGTATAAGAAAAATTGACTTGTCAAGGCTTCGCCAAAGTGATATAATATTACTTGAAATGATAGATAAATGACGTTATTTTTCAACATTTTATTATTAGAACGGGAGACTTTAAGCGACCCGAACTATATGATGCAGGCTCTGAAGTTTCATTGGCAAAAACGAACAATCGCAAAAAGCAAATATAGCGTTTATAAGCCAATCCAGAAATCATTAGCAGGCAGTAGTTTTTTGTTAAACCCCGAAAGTTTCTTCAAAGATAAAACTACAGACATTAGCTATTTAGTTCAGTATCTAAGATTATCTGCACGCAGAGATTATTCACTTTATAAATCACATCAGATTAAATACTTAGACCTAACCTACTTCAGCGACTTAAACTTAACAGCCTTGGGGTCAAATCCATTGCTGGAAATTACAAACAAACAAATTAAATTCAAATACGAGGAATTAACAAATGGCAATTAGCTTCAAGAACACTAAAGGCAAGGCACAGTCTAATAAAGTTGACGCTTTCGAATACAAAGATGGTGAAAACACAGTACGTTTAGTTGGCGGAGTTCTGCCACGTTACGTTTACTGGATTAAAGGTTCAAATAATAAAGATATTCCAGTTGAGTGCTTAGCATTCAGCCGTGAAAAAGAAAAATTCGACAATATGGAAGTAGATCATGTTAATGAGTACTTCCCTGATTCAAAGTGCTCTTGGAGCTACTCTGTTAACTGTATCGACCCTAAAGACGGTAAAGTTAAGGCGCTGAATCTAAAGAAAAAGCTGTTCGAGCAAATCATGACAGCCGCAGAAGACCTTGGTGATCCTACTGATTACGATACAGGCTGGGATGTTGTATTCAAACGTGTTAAGACCGGCCCTCTGGCCTTTAACGTTGAATATCAGCTTCAGGTCTTGCGTTGCAAAGCACGTAAGTTGACTGACGTTGAGCGGGCTGCTGCTGATGCTGAAAAATCTATTGACGAAAAATATGTTCGTCCATCTGCTGATGAAGTTAAGGCTTTGTTAGAGAAGATTACTTCTGGTGGTGATAGCGATGAAACGCAGTCCGAAGCAGAAAAAGAAGCAGTTAAAGATCTTTAATTAACATAATAGCCTGGTAAACCTAAAAGCTTACCAGGCTTTTTTGCCTCGAAAACCATGAAAATACTATTCACAGCGGATATGCACATTAAGTTAGGTCAGAAAAATGTACCTATCGAGTGGGCCAAAAACCGATTTAATATGCTCTGGAGTCAGCTTCAAGAGCAACAGAAACAATGTGACCTATTTGTAGTAGGCGGTGATATATTTGATAAACTTCCTAATATGGAAGAACTAGAAGCATATTTTGATTTTGTCTCTAGTTGTAAAGTAAGTACTATTATTTATCCAGGTAATCACGAAGCGGTGAAGAAAGATACAACTTTTTTAACAAATTTGAAAGTTGTGACTACTCGCCTTAATCCTCTTGTCAGAATCATTGACGACTTTTATACACATAAAGGCGTTGATTTTGTACCATATAATAAGCTAAAAGAACTTGAAAAAACGATTTATTCGTTTGATGAAAATATTCTATGTACTCACGTAAGGGGAGAAATTCCTCCTCATGTAAAGCCTGAAGTTGACCTAGATATTTTTAATCGTTGGAAAACTGTGCTGGCTGGAGACCTACATAGTTACGAAAATTCTCAGCGTAATATTCTTTATCCAGGCAGTCCAATTACTACTAGTTTTCATCGACATACTGTAGATACTGGAACTATTCTTTTCGATACTGAAACACATACACATGAGTGGCTAAAACTAGAGCTACCTCAGCTTATTCGTAAGACTGTTGGTGTTTATGATGAAAAACCTGCTACTAGCTATCACCATACTATCTATGATATTGAAGGTGATATGGCTGAATTAGCAGAACTAGAAAACTCAGACTTAATTGATAAAAAAGTAATTAAACGTGCTACAGAAGCAACACTAATTCTTGATCCTGAAATGACGCTATCAGAAGAAGTTTCTGAGTACTTAAATTTCATCTTAGAATTACCTGTAGATACTGTAGAACGCGTACTAAAGGAAATGCAAAATTATGCAGACAAACTCGAATAAAGCAATCATATGGTCACAGGCTAATTGTACCGCCTGCACCCAAGCTAAAGCATTACTAGAATCCCGAGGTATACCCTATGAGATTAAAATGCTGGGCGAAAATGCTACAAAACAAGAATTACTAGCAGCAGTACCTGGCGCTAGATCAGTACCTCAGATTTTCTTTAATGAAGTCTACGTGGGCGGATTACCTGAATTGAGAAACGCCCTAAGATGATTACATTAAAAACATTGCGATGGTCAAATGCCTTTAGCTATGGTAAGGACAATGTTGTAAGTTTTATTGATAGCCCTCTTACTCAACTTGTTGGTAAGAATGGGCACGGTAAGTCTAGTGTAGCTCTTATTCTTGAGGAAGTACTATTTAATAAAAATAGTAAAGGTATTAAGAAAGCAGATATTCTTAATCGGTATATTAAAGACAAAAGCTACACTATCGAACTAGACTTTGATAAAGATGGCGTCGAATACCAGATTAAAAGCACTAGAGGTACGGCGCAAGGCGTAAAGCTATACAAAGATACTAGTGATATTTCTGCACATACAGCTACAGCCACATATAAGATGATCGAGGATATTTTAGGCTTCGATCATAAAACATTTGCACAGATTGTATACCAATCAAGCGCATCTAGTTTAGAATTTCTTACTGCGCCAGATACGGCTCGGAAGAAGTTCCTAATTGAATTATTGAACTTAGGTAAGTATACTAAGGCGCAGGATACTTTCAAAGATATAGCACAAGATTTAACTAGAGAAATTGCGGTAGTTAGTTCACAAATTAATACCGTTAATACTTGGTTAGATAAATACGAAAGTACTGATCTAACACGTAAAGAGCTAACTAGCGTACCTAAAATGCCTGATTCCTTTATTAGTGCACAAGCTACTCTTAGTACTAAAATAGTAAATCTAGAGCAGACTAATAAGAAGATTACTAAAAATAATACTTATAGGCAGATTCAGGGCGGATTAAAGTTATTCCCTATTCCAGAAGCTCCGGAAACCATTAATAAAGAATTAAAGCTTAACGCTAGCGCGGCATCTACGGAACAAATTGAGATTAACAAAAGCATTAGAGATTCTCAAGCTTTTGTTAAGAAAATGCACGGATTATCAGGTATCTGCCCTACTTGCTTACAAACTATTGATGAAAGTAAAATTGAGGCCCTATTATTAGAGCAACAAGAATTACAGGATAGTGC